TGGCAAGCAAATACAAATGCAGCAAATATTTCTACTGAAACAGATTTAAAATCATGGAATGATTTATTAGGATCATCAATTCAAACATCTCAACAAATAATTGATTCATATTTTTCTGGATCATTATCTGGAATTGATTTAAATATAGATTATTCTGATTTTAATAATTTTATTTTTTATAGTTCTGCAGCTGAACGATTAGCTAATTTCAGATACAAATTAGGATTAATTGAAACATATACATCACAATCTGTAGTTATTTCAAATATTAACAGTGCTGTTAGCACAACTAATGCTAATGATTATACTCAATTAAAAACAAATTTAATTTCTGGATTTGATGAGTTTGAAAATTATCTTTACTATGAGTCATCGTCATTATTATTCACTCATGATCAATATAATTCATATGATTTAACTGTTTCAGAATTAACAGGGAGTTATGTACAACCAGCTCCAAAAAATAATTCTACTAAACCATATTCATTAATGTCTGTTACTAGTAGTAATTTTATTACATGGTATGATTCATTATATACATCAGCTAGTTTATATGATAGTTTTAATACAAATATATTAACCAATGGTATTCCGGAATTTATAAGATTTGATTCTGATAACTCTGATATGAGTGTATTTGTTAATATGTTAGGTCATCATTTTGATATTTTATATACATATATTAGATATCTATCAAAAATATATGATAGAGATGAACATCCAAAAAGAGGAGTTCCAAATCAACTATTATATAATGTAGCAAAACAATTTGGATGGAATTTATCAGAAGGAAGTCAAGGATCTGATTTATGGGAATATTTATTTGGAACTAATGAACAAGGAATTCCAATAACAGGATCATTATCTGTTGGAGATCCTGCAGTTTCAAAACGAGATACAACATATAGTATATGGAGAAGAATTGTTAATAATTTACCATTATTATTAAAATCAAAAGGAACTAAGCGTAGTATACAGGCTATGTTATCATGTTATGGTATACCACAATCGTTAATTTCGATTAATGAATACGGAGGCCCTAGAATTGAAAGAGCTCCTATATATGAAACACAAGAATTTAATTATGCATTAGATTTGATAAATAATGCTGCTGGGACAGTTACTGTAAATTATACAAAACCAATCCAGGCTGTAGAATTAAGATTCCGAACTGATAATGTACTCAAAAATCCTTCGGTACCATCTACCATGAATTTATTTTCAATTGGTGGAAACGATGTTACAATTGATTTTAACAGCGGAACATTAGGTACTATTAGAGTTAATACGACTGCGTCTGGATTAATTGACTGTTTTGATGGAGAATATTTGAATACATTATTAAGATCTGGTTCAAATGGGTCATTGGAAATATTAGCACAAAAATCAAAATATGGAAAAATATTATCTACTGTATCAGCTTCGATAACTGGAAGTTTTCCGGATACTGGACAATTGACTTTAGGTGGAACCACCGGAGGTTCTAGATTATACGGACAATTGCAAGAATTAAGATTTTGGAGTTCTAGTTTAAACATAGCACCATTTTCAAATCATACAAAAGCTCCTGGAGCGTATGATGGTAATGTCGACACATATGAAGAATTAGTAGCAAGATTTCCATTAAATGAAAAAGTTAATCATTCTGTAACGTCTAGTTTACAAGGTGTTGAACCAAATTATTCTAGAATATCTGCTTCGTTTAATAGTTGGTCTACTGCTGAGCCATATAATTCTCAAGAAGAAACATATTATTATGATGCTATTTCTGTAGGAAATGATACTTTAGATGATAATAAAATTAGATTAGAAGATAATAAATTAATAAGTACATTATCGCCAGATAGTAGAGCAGAACAAAGTCAATACGACAAAGCTCCTTTAGATTCAGCAAAGTTAGGAATATTTTATTCTCCGCAGACAATGATTAATGAAGATATTATTGCTCAATTAGGATTTGTAGATTTAGAAGATTATATTGGAGATCCTGCAGATCAAGATTCTAGATCATATCCAGCTTTAGAAAAATTTTCTGAAACATATTGGAAAAAATATTCAGATAAAAATAATATTAATGAATTTTTACGTATATTTAGTTTATTTGATTTATCATTCTTTTCACAAATTGAACAGTTATTACCAGCAAGAGTTGAAAAAATAACTGGATTATTAATACAACCAAATTTATTAG